GTGGTGTTGCATCTAACGGTACTTTTAACCTTGACGTTGACGCAAACGGTCGTTGGTCAGTTGAGAAGTTCAAGGGTCTGATGTTCCAGATCGAAAAAGAAGCTAACCAAATTGCTAAGGACACTCGTCGTGGTAAGGGTAACCTGATCATCTGTTCATCTGACGTTGCTTCAGCACTTCAAATGGCTGGTGTTCTAGACTACGCTCCTGCTCTGAACAGCAACAACCTGAATCCAGATGACACTGGTAACACATTTGCCGGAGTTCTAAACGGTCGCTTCCGTGTTTACATTGACCCATATGCTGGTGCAAACTACATGGTAGTTGGCTACAAGGGTGCTAGCGCATTTGATGCCGGTCTATTCTACTGCCCTTACGTTCCTCTACAAATGGTTCGTGCGGTTGGTGAGAACAGCTTCCAATCAAAGCTGGGCTTCAAGACACGTTACGGAATGGTTTCGAACCCATTCTCACAAGGTACCACAGTTGGTAGCGGTGCACTGACTGCTAACACAAACGTGTACTACCGTCGTACCGCTGTTACAAACCTACTGTAATAGCTTAACAATAAGATCGGGGTCTAACCCCGACGATTGTATCACAGAGGGATCTTCGGATCCCTCTTTTTTTGGCCTATAAATAGTGCATATAGTGTAATTTTAGGAATCAGCATGGCAACAAATATAAATTTTTTATCACCGATTGAGTTTAAGTTAGTGCTGAACAGGCTGCCGAATGTGCAATTCTTTATCCAGGCTGCTAATGTTCCTGGCATAAGCTCTGGCGTAACAGAAAGACCAACTCCATTTAAAGATTTGTATGAGCCAGGAGATAAGCTATCATATGACGATTTCGTAGTAACCGTTGTATGTGATGAAGATATGACCGCATACCGTGAGATTCAAGAGTGGCTTATTGCCTTGACTTCGCCAGAAAGCTTTAGTCAGTATGCCTCGCTAGAGGCTAATACTCCAGGTAAAGGCAAAGTATCTAGCACAAAAAACACCGTAAAGTCAGATGGCGCTTTAGTGATTATGGACAGCAATAAGAATCCTAACATACATATCTACTTTAAAGGTATGTTTCCCACCGCTGTAGGATCTATTCAACTCAGTACAACTGGAACTGATGTCAGCCCTCCAACCTTTGACATCACATTCAAATATGATTCTTATGTTATAGAGGTATAACGCTTGACAAAGTGAAGGAGTTTGTGTAAAATGTACGCATTACCGAATTTAAATTATGGAGATATGGATGAAGCTAGAGGATATCATTGCCGAGTGGGAAAAAGATGGCACAATCGATCAGACTAACATATCACGAGAGTCTAGCGAGATACCAAAACTACACAATAAATACTTTAAGATATACATGGGAGAAGGATATCTCCTACGTAAGATGAGGGCTGACTATAAGAAGTTCTCTAAACTCAAGACGGAATACTACAGAGGTGAGTTAGACGTAACTGAGTTAAAGCAATATGGCTGGACTCCTCAGCCTCTAAAGATTCTACGGCAAGACATTCCATCTTACATGGAAGCTGATGACGATCTAATCGAATCATCACTTAAGATTGGCGCACAGGAACAGAAAGTGGAATATCTAGAGGCTATTATTAAAATGATTGGCAATCGTGGCTTCCAATTGAAGACAATTTTAGATTGGGAACGCTTTAGAACAGGTGCATAATGGATAATGTGTTGATTGAACGAGTTAATGATGTTTACGTAAGAGTGCAGGCAGACCCTAGCACAAAGATGGAACTATCAGACCATTTTACCTTTGAAGTACCAGGCGCTAAGTTCATGCCGGCAGTTCGCAATAAGGTGTGGGATGGAAAGATTCGTTTATTCAACGCAATGACAGGAATGATCTATGCTGGACTGGTGCCTCACATATTTAAGTTTTGTAATTCAAGAGATTACACCGTTGAGGTTACTGCTGGCGTATACGAGACTAACGAAGTAGATGAGAATGCAGGATATGAGTTAGCGAAGGAATACGGCGCTAGCTTTACTCCAAGAGACTATCAGAATGATGCAGTTGTCCATGCATTGAAGCGAAATCGTGCATTGATGCTATCACCTACAGCATCTGGCAAGTCTTTTATCATCTACCTACTGACACGTTTTCACATGCGTGAGAGGCGAAAGACCCTCATTGTAGTGCCTACCACCTCGTTGGTCGATCAGATGGCCTCGGACTTTGTAGAGTACAATAGCGGCAATCCGCTTGATATACATAAGATCAGAGGAGGCATCGATAAGAACGTAGATGCATCGATAGTAATCAGCACCTGGCAGTCTATCTACAAGCTAGGCAAAGATTGGTTTGATAAGTTTGATGTCGTGATTGGAGATGAGGCACACTTGTTTAAAGCTAAGTCGCTGGTCTCAGTGTTAGAAAAAATGCCTGACTGTAAGTATAGATACGGATTCACGGGCACTCTAGACGGCTCACAGACCCACAAGCTAGTGCTAGAAGGAATCTTTGGGTCTGTCTATGAAGTCACACGGTCTAAGAAGCTCATTGCCGACGGCACACTTGCAGAGTTCGGAATCACTGCTATTGTTCTCCAATATCCCGATGAAATTAGGAAGCTAAATAAGGGTAAGACCTACCAAGAAGAGATTGATTGGATCGTAACCAATGAGTCTCGCAACAAGTATATCAGAAACTTAGCGCATTCGCTGCAAGGAAACACACTAATCTTATTTCAGTTTGTTGAGAAGCATGGAAAAGTTTTATACCCAATGCTAACCAAAGAAGGCAAAAAGATTCACTTCATTCATGGAGCAGTTAGTACTGATGAGCGAGAGGCGGTGCGACACACTGCAGAGACCAACGATGATAATATCATTCTCGCCAGTTACGGTACATTTAGCACTGGAGTGAATATCAAGAGACTTGATAATATCATTTTTGCCAGTCCATCGAAATCAAAGATTAGAAACCTGCAGTCCATTGGCAGAGTATTACGTAAGAGTTCATCAGGCAACAAGGCAACTCTTTATGATATCGTAGATGATCTACAGTGGAAGGCAAACAAAAACTTTGCGGTCAAGCACTTCATGGATAGAGTTGCTATATACAATGATGAAGGATTCGAGTTTAAAATCTATAACGTGAGCATAAAGGGATAAAATTGAATATCGTCTATTTGAAACTATATAATGGAGATGACGTCCTCGGCAAGAATCTATCTAGCGATGACGAGGATCACTATAAGATTGAATCTCCCTTGCAGGTTAAGGTGCATCCTACCCACGGAATGTTTGCAAAGAGTTGGCTACTTCTTTCCGTAGAGAACACTGTGGTTCTAAGTAAAAAGGATGTTCTCTTCATCGGAGAAGCGAACGAGAGAGCTAGATTATACTACACCACGTTCCTCGACAAGCTGACAGAAGCTGCAACCGAGACTGAGCAAGATGAGGAAGACGATGTTGGGACCTACGTTCTAGCCATGCTAGAGGCAGAGACATCGACCAAGCATTGATAGTCTTAGCGACAACGCTATTATATGCCATTCCAGTGGCATGTCAAGTCCTTTTTGAAGAGAATGTTTAGACGAGACTTGACATGGCCCATCATATGATGTATACTTATTGAAACAGTGAGGTAAAAATGGCCACAAAAAACTATGTAAATAATCCCGAATTCTTAGAAGCTATTGTCAGGTACAAAAAGCTTTGTAGTGATGCAGAGGACTCGGGTGATACAATGCCTCAGATTCCGAACTACATCGGACAATGCATCTATCAAATCTCAACTAGGTTGGCATCTAAGCCTAATTTTTCTGGATATTCCTATAAAGATGAGATGATTAGCGATGGACTAGAAAACGCTATCCAAGCACTAGGCAACTTTGATCCTGAAAAGTCACAAAATCCCTTTGCATACTTCACTCAAATTATTTGGTACGCTTTTCTGAGGCGCATTGACAAAGAGAAGAAACAGTTGTATATTAAGCATAAGGTCACAGAGATGTCTGTTCTGAGCGGAACAACTGTCGAAGGCGGAGATGATGCCGATGGAGCTCCTTCTTACATTGACCTCAATAACGATTACATGAATGACTTCGTTAAGGGATATGAAAAGAAGATCGACGACAAGAAAAAGCAGCAAACTAAGTCCAAGAAAGGACTAGAAAAGTTCATCGAAGACGATGAGCCAGGAGATGATGAACTCGATATTGAAATTCCGGAGGAATAAACTATGAAAATTGCGATCCTGAATGATACTCATTGGGGAGCAAGAGCAGATAACGCTGCATTTGCAGAATATTTTATTAAGTTCTATCGTGAGATATTCTTTCCATATCTGCGAGAAAACAACATCAAGACAGTATTTCACCTAGGCGATCTAGCAGACCGTCGCAAGTACATCAACTTTGTGACCGCAAAGAACCTAGAAGAGCATTTTGTTAAAGTGTGTAAGGATGACGGCATCGAACTGTATATGATCGCCGGAAACCACGATACGTTCTATAAGAACACGAACGATGTCAACACGCTTCGCCAACTCTACGGCTCATCGTCATACGATAACCTACACCTGTACTGGGACGCTCCCGTAGAGTTAGACATGGAAGGCTGCAAGATCATGTTATCGCCTTGGATCTGCCAAGATAACTATGAGTCTTCTATGAAAGCATTTAAGACGACCGATGCTCAAATCCTCATGGGTCACTTTGAAATTGCAGGCTATGAAATGATGCGGGGACAAATCTGTGCAGATGGTATGGATCGTGGCATCTTTAAGAAGTTTGATGCCGTATACTCTGGACATTTTCACCATCCATCCACTCATGGCAACATTTCATACCTCGGCGCACAGTATGAAATGACGTGGACTGACTACGACCAAAAGCGGGGATTCAGTGTTTTCGACACGGAAACTAGGTCTATGACATACGTGGAAAATCCCTTCAAGATGTTCCACAAGATTGTGTACGATGACACGGATATGACAATCGAGGACATCGCAAATTTAGACACAAAGAGCTTGACAAACACCTTCATTAAAGTTATAGTGACCAACAAAGGCAACCCCTACATCTTCGACCTCTTCATGGATCGCCTCCATGCCGCAGCGCCATGTGATGTCAAGGTCATTGAAGACCGCATGAGTCTAGACATTGTAGATGAGTCAGAACTGATTGATGAGGCGCAGGACACATTGGCCATTTTAAAGTCATATGTTCAGAATCTAGAATTCAGTGGTGATAAAGTTAGGGTCGAGCGAGTGTTAGACGAACTGTATAAAGAGGCCATTAATTTATGATTTTATTTGAGAAGGTTAGGTATAAAAACATACTGTCCACTGGTAATGCGTGGACTGAGATTTTACTAAATAAGAGTAAGTCTACCCTAATCGTAGGCGATAACGGAGCTGGCAAGTCAACGATGCTAGACGCATTGACTTTTGCCTTATACGGTAAGCCTTTTCGTAAGATTAATAAGAATCAGCTTCTAAACTCAATCAATATGAAGGGGTTAGAGGTTGAGGCGCACTTCACGATCAGTGGCATTAAGTATGTCATCAAGCGTGGTATTAAGCCAAACATTTTTGAGATTTGGAAGAATGGAACTCTTCTGAATCAGGATGCTGCAGCACGAGATTATCAAGCGTATCTAGAAGAGAGTATTCTAAAACTCAATCACAAGTCCTTTGGACAAGTCGTTGTGTTGGGATCAAGTACATTTGTGCCCTTTATGCAACTAAAGGCAGGAGAGCGAAGAGAGGTTATCGAGGATCTACTTGATATCCAAATTTTCACTGTGATGAATTCCTTATTGAAGGATAAAATCACTAATAACAAAACCGAAATCACTGAGATTAAGTATCAAATCGACCTACTTAAGAGTAAGATTGATTCTGCCAAAAAGCATAATGAATCGCTTCGTAAGATGAAAGAGGTCGAAGTGGATAGACTTCGTGAAAAACTCCGTGAGCAAATCAAGTTTATAGAGTCAGAGCAAGCTGCCATCGATACCTTGATGGAAGAAATTTCTACACTGGCAAACAACATCATCGATAAACCCGAAGTGCAAAAATCGCTTCAAGAACTACAGGAAATTGACCGTGATCTATCAGCCAAATATCGCAGCCTTACTAAAGAAGTGGCCTTCTACGAACAACACGACAACTGTCCAACCTGTAAGCAAGGTATTGAACACGACTTCAAGGAAGCGACCATTAGCGGCCATTCTACAAAAGCCCGAGAAGTCAAAGACGCCAGATCAAAGCTTGGACATCGAAGCTTAAAGCTAGAAAAACGACTCGCTGAAATCGATGGGATCCAAACGACTATCAACGCTAAGCACCTAGAGGTGAGTGAACACCGAGCTAATCATAAGCTGTCTATGTCAGTATGTAAAGGCATCAAACATGAATTAGTTGGTGCTGAAGAGAGTGTGGTAGCTGTAGATAATACCGACCTTATTGAGTTGGAAACGGAGTTGAACACGTATCACACCAAGCAAGGTCAACTCTTTGATGGTAAAGAAACGCTGTCTATCGTCGCATCCATGCTGAAGGATGGAGGCATCAAAACTAGAATCATTAAGCAGTATGTGCCTGTGATGAACAAGTTGATTGGCAAGTATCTGTCGGCAATGGATTTCTTTGTTCAGTTTGAGTT